CATAAATCCAGTATTATTTTATACGAGTTTTCCATACATTCCCTTTCATTTTCATCCCTCGACATCCTCAATGTGAGCCATTAGGTTATCCTCAAACCAGCCCATAATATACAATTGCCTAATGCTACTAAACACTCACAACCACCAACTAATCTATTGCATCAATGGAAGTCTTGGGATTATGATCAGCGCTCAACTAGATGGTGGTTATACGTATTTATACTGCTGCGATATCGGTTAGCTTTTCAGTTAAGTCTTTCTTGACCGAGACAATCCTTGCCTCCACATTCTTGACAACTATTCTTGCTGCGCACAGTTCTTTTAGCAATTCTTCGATTTCTGATACAGCATGGTCATTTAAGCCCTTCTCGATGTTTGCCTGGGCTTTTTCCATAATTTCAGTGGGCGTCATGTTTTACTCACCTCCTTTTTAATTTGTAGTTGTATTCGCAATACGCGATCTTCTATTGTTTCACATGAAACTCCCTGCATATCACTAATTTCTTTAAAAATAGTTTCTCCGTTTGAATATCCACAATCAGTCCGGAAATCTGCCTCCAGGACACCATTCCACAACAAATAACTATTGCATTGTTTACAAGGTTCTTTCCAGTGACTACACCTACAAAAACCAGTTAAACGCATTGTTTTTCCGTTAACTTTGTAACGACGTCCTATTTTATATTCATCGTTTTTGGGACTGTATTCTTGTGTCATCCTTCACCTCCCCTTTTTAATACTTTCGCTAATTCTCTTCACTCTGTCCTCTATGCTTTCTGTATACAGGAAATCAAACACGCTAGGATACAAATTCAATAAATCATAGTCATTTATCTGAAATTGTCGCTCTTCTTCCGTCATTACCTCTAACCAGTCAATAAATTCTCCCGGACATTCACAATCTCCATCAAGGAACTGTTCACAATCCATTCCACAATTTCCACTTTGTCCGGTATCAAAGCATATGCCATGAATACTCATTTCCCCTCCCCCATATCCCCAAGTTTATCCATAACCCCTTTCACATACCCGCTCTTCTTTAACATTTTCAATCCTCGTTGGTAGGCAGGATCTTGTTTTCTTTTAAAAGCTCTTTTTTATAAAACTGTGACTTCTGAAATCTCTTTTCTATACGTCACTTTAGCCGAAGCGTCATCATCCCCATCAAGACTACCTCTACAACTCCAAGTTTCGGTATGTTCTTGATACTTATCAGAATATGTCTCCGCTTTCTTTTTTGTAGTAAACAATTCATACCAATCATTCCTAACGCTACCGTTCCAAAATTTTGTAATATCAACTCTATAAATTATTTTGCTACTCATATCTATACTCACCCCCCCTCAATATCGTTTAGCGAATCCATAACCCCTTTTACGTACCCGCTTTTATGGAAGGTTAGTCCGAGTTTCCATCCAGTCTTCTGTCTTTCCCGATCCATGAACTCAATTTTCTTGGCATTATAAAACTGTGATCCCAGTGGGCACGGGCTATCTTTCCTGGGGGCGCACTGGAAAGAGTCGCATTTTGCCTCTCCGTAATTCGGGTAGATATCACTCAATGTCTTGACGCTATAATTATATTTCCCCATGTCAATTTCAGGAGATGAACAGTCACAACGGACAACCCCATTCAAAGATTCAAAGAAGATCCACCCGAACCCGGCGCAACAAGGGCAGTAATCAGGATTAGTCGTTGCCTTGCCCATCCCCAATAAAAAAGATTTTATTTGATCAATATCTGGCATTACTCCACAAGCCGAACCATCTTCCTTGTATCGTGGGGGGTTATTTGATAAATATTCGGTCAGAATAGTCCCAGCCTGTTTATACGGTATCGACAACTCCATAAAAAGCTTAACCCACCGCATAGCGTCCCACTCTGGCAACTCTGAGCGGTATGGCGATAGATAGGGCTCGGAAAAATTTTTTAATAGGGTTGCTGCGGATTCTTGGGTCATTTTCTATTTTTCTTCTTGATGATTTTAGTGAGAAATTTGAATTCTGCTTTTGTTCTGTCATATAATTCTTTTCCTACTGTACAATTGCTATTGCGCTCAAAATAATAATCAATCCCGGAATAAGGTGTGTTTTGGCAATATCCAACACCCGTAAAAACTTTTATAGGACATCCTAAGCATTTTTTTTCCTATAAACACGGCAATATGAGCATGATGAGTATGAATGGTCATAATTTGAATCATCCTTGTTTCCCACAACCCATTTAACAGAAATTAATCTTTTAGCTTCTTTTAGGTTTTTCCCCCAATGTTTTAAAACTTTAATATCTGTCTTGTTTATTTTCATTCCCCCCCTCCAAAAATTCAAATTTCCTCACGGTTTCTTCTGGCTTTTCTTCAACTCGATCCTCCCAGCGCTTCGCACGGAGCCAAGTGGCCGGGTGAGTCCATGGTGCCATCCAGACCTTGGCTTCTTTTTTCCACTTACGTTCTTTTGTCTGGGCTTCGACCCCTTCGATTATTTCATTAAAGAGTTTATCGGTTAAAGTGGAAAGAAATTTAGTTGTGCACCTTCTCCCAGCAAACCCTTTAACGAATAGCTGCTGCCAGGCTACCCAAGCTTTGTCTTTGGCAACAGCATTCGGGTAAAGGTTTATGAATTTATCGAATCTTTCTCTCACCATCCCATTCCCCCCTTGGGGGACTATAGGGGGTTTAGGTTCTTTTGAAGTTGAAGAGGAAAGAGAAGATGAAGATGAAGATGAAGGGGGTGTCTTTTGGTTGCCCGTTTGGTTGGGGCTTTGGTTAACCAAAGCAGGATTACCACCAAGCTTTCCAACCTCTTTCCGTATCACTCTAAGTGCATGATCTTTAACCATTCTCTTTGAATATATCAAACCATGGGCATCATGTTTTATAACGTCGTTTTTGGATAACTCTTGGATGCCAATAATTATCCGTTTAGTGGTCATTCCGGTAAGTTTTTGGATTGTTTTTGGACTCATATTGGCCCACTTTCCGTCTACTTTATGGACAAGAAAACCATATTTTTTTGACTTGTGCATGAGGCATAATAAGTCAATCCAGACACCCCTAGTACCAACCGAACACATTCTTAGATTCATATCGCCGAGCCAATCATTCGGATAGAATTGGAACGCTGGCAGATTATCCGAGGAGTTCTTTTTCACGATTGAGTTTCTCCAGCGCCAGAAATGAAGGCTTATTACTACCCTTCTCCCAATTAATAACCGTTGACCTGGATACCCCCAGTAAATGACCGAACCTCTCTTGTGACAATTGTAAACGTTTGCGAATAGCAATTATTTCCTCTTTTATCAAAATAAACCCCCAATTTAGTTCAACTCTTTGCTTAGTTTTCTACATTATAGCGTAAAAAAAAGGGGTGTCAAGCCGCATTTATTCTTTCTCGATAGCAAATCTAATAATATCTATTAAGTCATGCAATTGGCATTTTATGCTATTTAGCTCTTCCTCTATATGTAATAATATCTTATCTTTACTTCCCGGCCCATCCACTACGGACTGTTTTTTCTTATTTATAACATCCTTGAAAGTAATTAATAAATCAATAATATTGTTTTTCTCTAATATTAATATTTGTCTTTGTTGAATGTTTTTTTGCAAGTCACAATTATGGTGAATTTCGCCCCTCTTAATTAATGAATTTACTACAGACAATTTGCCCTCAATGAGATGCAGCTCTTTAACTAAATCCAAACGCCTTGCAATAGTATCCGACAAAGATTCTCTCTCTAATAGATCACTGCCACCAGAAGAATGTCCTTGGGGTTTTAGTCCTGCCATTTTTTTCTCCACAAAAAAAGGGGTGCCAAGTGCCAATTAAGCCCTCGCCCCTCAGAAAATACGGTTAAAAGAAAAAGTCAAAATCATATCGTTCTAGTGTGTCTTTCTGTGAAAAACGACGAATCATGTTTTCAGAAAGCATCATTGCGAAGTTGGCAATGTCGGCACATTCAGCTACAAATTCAACAACTTGTTTTTCGGTTAATGGTTTTTCTTCAAATGTATCTAGCTTATTCCGGAAGTGAGCATATAGCAGTTCGTCAGTTTCCTGCCTGATGCGAGTGAGAAGGATGTCGAACCGAAGATCAGACCATCCTTGTTTATGATCATTGTTTCTTAGAACTTTTTCCATAATACGGGAAAAATGTGTAATTGAAGGCCTGCGTCTAATATTTTTAGGTTCCATGTCTTCCTTTCAAAAGGGGGGTGTCAAGCCGGGTTATTCCCCAACTTCCAGATATGCGACAATAATAATTTAATTTCTGCATTCCTGTCGGCATTGAATCCACCAGATTGTTTTATGATCCTTACTTGTTTCGGCCAGACCCTCAACAATCCCCAGTTATCCGGCAATGATCCAGGGATTATAAAGTCTTTATCCACCATGAAATATCTTTTCACACCCATTCCTATTTCCGGATTTTTTCTGAATATTTTACTTCTATCTGAACTAAAATCACCCTTACTGGCTTTGCATTCTATCAAGATTGACGAGCCAGTGCCGGTTACAAAACCAAGGGCATCAGGTATTTCTATGCCATACATCGTTGAGCATTCTAACAACACAGGACGGCACCGCATGCTATTCTTGAGCCATATACCGGCTCGCAAGACTAATTCATCGTGATCCATTTTTCATCCTCAAAAAAAGGGGGTGTCAAGGGTTTCTCGCCGCTTCTTCAAAGAATCTATTATCATTTATACCTGCCGATCTTCCACATCCATTGTGTTCCCTTGTACACCAATCAGGTCTTGGCTGAATGTTTGACCATTTACAATAATTACAAGATAATATTTTGTTTTTTGGGGACCGCTGCCCGATTACGACAACCATTATAATTCCCCCTCATTATTTATATAATCCGAACAGTTTGCTTTTAAACCATTAGCAAGGTCAATTAAGGCATCTTCAACGGTGTTCCCAAATCCGGCATGACCTTCTTGTATATTCTCTCCAATCAAGGCACACCAGGCATCACCATCTTTGTAAATCATTACAAGTCTGTTGTCTGAATATAAATCCCGACATCTTCTATTAAAACCATCTTCCGTTAAACCTTGGAAACTTAAATTATTCATAATCTTCCTTTCAAAGGGGTGTCAAGCCGGGTTATTTTTGGGAAACTCTATCATTTTAGTACATTCAGTGCAGAAGGTATTGATTGTAAACTTGCCATCTTTCGCACTAGAAAAAGATGAACAACCACAAACAAAGCTTTCTTTTATTATCCCATAATCATATCTTTCTGGATTATATTTCGGAATTATCCCTTGACATACAGTAAAATCATGGTATACTTAAAGTATAAGTTAACGACACAAAAGGAGCGTACCATGACATTCATTGAGTTTTTAAATAAGTTTCCAACAGAAAAAAAAGTTATAGATCATTTTATTGCTATCCGTTATGGCAAAGAAGTTGCTTGTAATCATTGCGGATCGCTTAAAGTTTATCAAAGACATAAATATCCAAAAGTTTTTGCTTGTAATGATTGTAAGAATAATTTTTCTATTTTCAAAGACACCATCTTTGAGAAAACATCAACTGATCTCCGAAAATGGATGTATGCTATCCATCTTTTCTTGAATGGCAAGAAAGGCATATCTGGCCTACAATTACAACGAGAGATTGGTGTTACATACAAGACAGCCTGGAGAATGCTCAAGCAAATAAGAATATCTATGGGAAATGAACGAGACAATAAATTTAATGAAACAGTCCTTGAAATGGATGAAACATATATTGGCGGGAAACCTAAAAAGAACAATAACGATGATGAAAACAATAAAAGAGGCAGGGGTACTAAAAAATCTCCAGTTGTAGGAGTGGCCGACAGAGACAATAAGAAAGTCCATGCTGAAGTAGCTGTTCCAGACGGATTAGGAAAGAAATTAACTGGCATTCAATTACTTTCTATTTTGGACAAACACAGTAAAGAAAATTCCATAATAGTTACTGATGAATTCAAGGGATACAACAAGTTTTCCTCGACTAACCATGCACATTTGAGGATAGATCATACAGTTGAATATTCAAATGGCGATATTCATACAAACAATATTGAATCTTTCTGGGCTACATTAAAACGCGGTATTTACGGTATTTATTATCATGTGTCGGTTAAGTATTTGCAAAATTACATTAACGAGTTTTGTTTTCGCTGGAACAATAGATCTGATTCCAATATGTTCGATTTGGTTTTAAGCCAGGCAATTTTAGGTTAAGGCATTTTATCAGACACTACTCTTAATTTCTTTGCAATGGCACTCATATAACTAAGGAGCGGCGGCCGTCTATAAATATTATCCAGGATATCATCTGAATATCCTTGTTCTTTCGCTTGTTCATAGAGTAGCACTACGTTGTTATTATAATGAACTCGATAATCTTCTAATACATCATGGATTAGCATATCATCTTCTTCGCATTTAGAAACAAATACGACTATTGCATCTGATAACTCTATTAATTGTTTCTTCAAGCTTTTTGTTGTATTGTCAGGCGATTCTTGCGTGTTCTTACCTGCGTGCTTTATTTGGTTTTTTAATGCGCTTATAGTCTCATCTTTCGTTTTGAAAATATCCCTATAACGCCAATTAAATATAAAATAGAACAATAATGAGTAGATCAAATAAATCTCTAATGGCACTGATTGAACCATACTCCACCTATTAATTATGAAACTAAATACAATATCAAACAATTTATCCGCCATGATACCTCCTTATAATAATTAACAAAGAGGGTATCAAGTATATCAACCTAAATCAACAAAAAACTGTACGTTAGGGGATAATTCCGTTAATATTTATTACATATTGAACAGACCTATTAATGATTGCCCCAAGTATTTTTTCATCCCAATGTCGGGCATCAAGCTCTTCCTTGAGAATTTCTCCTGGTGATATTGGTCGATAGGGTCTCATTGTATTATCCTTTCTATCTCGTAAAAAAAGGGGTGTCAAGTTTCTTTCTTTAATTGAATGTCATAATTTGAAATAGAGTTAGGGTAGTTTTGTTCAAGAAAATCTAATATGGTTTTCAACTTCTCTTCAATCCTGTCAAGTTGGGGCTTTTCTTCTGGCAATTCAAAAGAAATTATTCTTTCAGGGGGCAAGTTAAGGGCTTTTGATAATTTTATTAGAATATCAATAGAAAAAGACCGGTTCCCTTTCTCGATTTGGCACATGAATGCGGCTGTTATACCTGTCATTTTCCCCAATTGTCGTTGACTCAGCTTTAAATCAAGCCGCCGTTGTTTTATTTTCTCGCCTCTAGTCATAATCTTCCTTTCAAAAGGGGTGTCAAATATCTACAAGCTCACAGTCCTCAAGCGGGAAACCCTCATTCCAAATACTTCTTTTGCCTCTTCTCTTGTCATCTCGCCTCCCAATCCTCTCCGTTCCAGGTGAGATTGAACTTCTCTTCCATGACAAAGGCTAACCATAATTGTTCGAAAGACATTTTCCTTATTATTCCAATCTCTAATGTCTTTAACAAAACGCTATCGGTAAAGATATTTAGAAGCTTCGTCAAGCCCTTGTCTGAAAAAATAGGAAGTTTTTCCTTTAACATATCCTGCAACTGATCCTGTCTTGGGAGCCAAATCAATTCCGATCTGTATTGATTATTAAACCCATGTTCTACTTGATAAAGCGGCCGAGCTTCATGTCCTTTTGTTTTTATTTCCAAGAGAAACCCTTGTCCTGGAAATCGTGACAATGCAACATAATCACCGACTACAGGTTTCCACAATTCCTGAACCTCAACCGCCTTCTCACACATCTTTATATTTAGTTCTGTCGTGTCCATTCTTCTCCCACCTCTCGTAATCATCGCAACCGCCCCCATCGGCGTTTATCATCCTAACATCGTCGATAGACTCAAACCACGTTTTGCCATCATCTGACACTACATCAACTCCACAACAATGAGTAGAGTCCAGTAAACCGCGTTCAAAAGCACTGGCATGTTTGCACAAATCAGCATGCCGGGGTGATTCCCACAACCCCAACTTCCCCCTATAGGGTATCGGAGTTGCAAATCTTACCGGGTTTTCAAGAACCCATCCGTATTTTGTCCAGTTTCCCATGGGGATCAAATGCATATCATTAAAGTAATGGAAAGTATTTTGTCCAAAAAACTCAATAATATTTATGAGCTCAACCGTTCCGACAATCTTGCCCTTTACTTGATAATAACTTTCGTCAAACAAATTATCACACCAAGCTTTTTGCGAAACGTGAATGGCGAGAGTCCCGCGATAATCAGTCTTCCAACTCCGGCATTCGATGGTTTTCTCTTCCCGGAAAATGGCCTCCGGCCAGGGGCGCTGGATGCTGATGGTTTTCATTTCTCCCCCGGACCGAAACAGTAATGACCACCTCGCTCGGATTTCTGCCAATAGATAAACCAGAAGAAGTTGTACTTCTGTAAATCTTCTATAATGTCCTCATTGTGAGACCATCCGCCAGTTGACAGTTCTAGTGACCATTCCTCCGGCTCGCCATTAATTGCGCCAGAATAACTCATTGTCCCATAATTATGATCCCAAGCTTCGGTAAGTTCGTCTATGAATTGTTTAAGCTTCCCAGGTTCTAATTGTTTTATTTTCATTTTACCTCCACCCAGTATTCACAATTTTGACAATCGTCATTGCACTCAGAACGATAAACGGCACCCTTGGGGGTTGAAAATACCGGTTCTGTGTTTGTACATTTACCATCAAAGCATTCTGGGCATTTACAATCATCGGCATGTCGGTCATCTGTTTTGTGAATAATTTCACTCATTATCAACTCCATGACCGGGCAACCATCGTATCAGGATCAATATCCCAGAAGCTTTCAGACTCAAGTGCTAATTCCTTAAGTTCTTCCACTGTCTTTTCAACCGTTCCCGCCTCCAGACTTTCATTGCACATAAAAATACCTTGCCAACAGCTTGCCATTAGGCAGTGATCGCAGACTGTTATTGTTTGTTTCATAATATCGGTTTCCCATGACCCTAAAATTACCTCCATTATTTCTTCATCTTCTGGTAGACTTCAGTGCCATCACATGCTTTATGAATCATTTCAAGCATGAAGTCATTCTTATTTCCCTTGAAATTTTCATCCCTCATTCTTTGCTCGACAACATAATCTAGCCACAACGGGACATCTCTTACTATTATTGTCTTAAAATCGTTCACATCATGTTTAAGCGCCATCTTACCCTCCTTTAAGTTAATTTCTTAAGTTATACCATTTATTATTTATCTTGTCAATGTTTAAAATAATATTTGACAAAATGAATTGTTTTTGGTAGAGTAAGTTTGTGATTGGGAATTAAACCATTGTGAAAATACCAAGATTGACCAATAAAATGAGAATAAAACCTAAAGGAAAATCGTTTATTTACGTGCTCTTAGGTGAAATGACTCACAGGATTAAGATAGGGCGCACAACCCGAATGAAGGCAAGAATAAAGGCTATTCAATCTAGTTCTCCCGATAAATTAAAACTATTGATAGCTTTTGAGGGGTTTGAAGAAGAGGAAGAAATATTACATGAAATGATCAAAGACAGAAGGATTCATGGAGAATGGTTTGATCCTGATTCAGAATTCATTAATTTTCTTTCTTCTATAGAATTGATCGGTTTTAAAGCCGCCCTTAAAGAATTTAGATTAACTAAGGGCGAATGTCGTAATAAAGAATAGTGATACTGCAGGTGTTTGGATTTACACACATTGGGGCGGATATGAATTAGCCGGGCGGGTTCAAAGAGCCCTTGCAAAGAGATGGCGATGGAATGACGAGCAATATCTAACCCGGATAATTTATGATGAAGTTGTGAAGGGAAGGGAGGGGACAGAAACTGGTTTTGGTCTTAGTACCCGAATGGGCGATAATGGACACAAAATAATCATGATTGATTGTTCGCTTCAAAGAATACGGTTTATCCCAGAGGAGGAAGGGAGTTTGTAAATCTTCCGGTCGAGAATTTGGAAAAGGCGTATAACGGCGATTAACCCTCAATCTCCGCCCCGTCAGTGGGCAGACGTGGAGTGTCAATGGAACGGAACTTAACCGGAGGGGAAGATGAAAAAATATCTCAAAGACGGGCGGGAAATAACAGTAGAGCATGAAACAACGAGTGGTTTATTGGTCGTTAGGCCCCTATTATAATGTGAGGATGGTGAATGCTCTTGTTATTACGAAAATATCATAGTTATCTCAGCGAAAGAAGTATTGGACATGCCTCCAGTGCAATCATATCATACGGAGATCGCTAGCTTAAAAAAGGAAATATTCGAGCAAAAATCAAGAAGACGAAAACTAACCAACGAGTTAATGGACTTAGTAAAAGAGTTAAGGCTCGTCAAGAACGAGCTGAATAATGATGACATGGTAATTGCTCGCGCCATAAAAAAAGTTGGGTCATTTATCAGCAATCCTTCTTTATTGACGGATTATTTTACCGATAAAATTGCTTTCGTTGTTACTTACAATCAGTATTGTGCATCAATACATTCTTTTGACAATATTTATAAATCAACGCTTGATTTAAGGCTTGAATCTGGGAGTAATAGGGCGGCTGTTTTATTAGTAAAGATTAATGATTCTTATTGGCAGGGAACGCCTTTTGCGTCAAAGGAAGAGGCGTTGGAATTCTTCAAGGAGAAGTTGGAGGATTTGTTTAATAATGACCGGGGAGAATATGCCATGAGAGAAGCAAAAAAACACGAAATTACGTTGGATAATAAATATATAAAGCAGTACAACAAGCACAAAGAACAAGAAAGAGAAAAAAAGAAAAAAGACCTAAAAAGAAAGATTGACGAATTGGGTTAAGCTTTTTATAGATTGGTAGGATTGTGAGGAAATTAACAGGAGGGGAAGATGAGACAAAAATCCAAGCTAAATAAAAAAGAACAGCGCAATTCAAGACTGCGGAATGTTTTATTTATAATAACAATTTCTTGTATAGCTACATTCGCACAAGTACCTTGGTGGAAAGCGGCAATTATTAGCATTGTTGTGGAAATATGGACAATAACTCAAATTGCCATAAATATACTCATTGTAGAAAAGAGGACGGGGGAGCAGGTGGTGTTATAAAAAATCCTAGCTATCAATTCCTAAGCAGATCAAGGCTGTTTAGGTATGGGGAGCTAAATTCACTGATTTTATACCTAACTGGGTTGAACCTTATTATCCTGGTGCATAAAATGAAAGGATAAACCATGGAAAATTATGAAATATTTTATTGATCAGGTACTTGGTACGTTGCACTTAAGCTTTTATTCTGGCTTTTTGTAGGGGCTCTTTTGGATTGGTTTTTTTGCTGGTGAGGGAAACATGAAAATAAAAATAACAAAAGGAAACGATCTGGCCGAGGACATTTACATCGTCTCGGTTCCCGGAACCAGTATTCCGGCATGTTCCTCTTTCAATAAAGAAGAGGCGGTCGGGGAGCTTGTCATGTCATACGATTTCCGCCTTTTTGCGAAAATCCCCGCTGCTCTTGAGATACAAGACGAGACAGGGGAATGATAAGATGGATAAACCGTGTTTTTTTCAAGATGAAGAATATCCTTGTCGTTGTTATGATAAAACAGAAACATGTGTATATGGTTTTTATGAGGAATGTAATTATGGCAAACAATCCTCTGCGTTAGAAACTTACAACAAAGCCAGGCTCACCAAGGCAAGGGAAATAAGCAATGCAATCTACAGATGGATAAACGACGCATACAAAGGTGATTCTCTCATGGATAAGAGTGGTGTCAAGTCACAGATTACAAAAACAATCAAAAGGCTCCTTTAGGGATGGAATAATGCCAAAACCAGGCTACATCCATGACAAGGAACTTGACGAATACTACAATAAAATAAAGGAATAAAAATGAACAGCATTGAAAAGGAAATACTGGACTTACGAGAAAATATTTTTTGTATCCAAAAACATAAACCTTCGCTTGAATTAGCCGCATCGCTTCTGGAAAATTACAATTATACCTTTGGACACATTAGAGTACACGGATCTTTCCTCACGCATTGGTGCAGCGTTTCAGTAGGTTCACCAATGAAGGGGATGTCAAGTGTGCTTACAAAACTCGCAGCTAATGGGTTTCACCAGAAAGAAAAAGGAGGCACAATCAGCCCAATACAAACAGGGCTAAATTGGGAGGTGTACAGGGGTGATGTGTCCATAGTTATAACCGCATTGGTGGAGGGGTCAACATGCGAAATAGTCCAAGTCTCCACCAAAGAAACGCCGGTTTATGCCATTAAATGCGAATAACCACAGGATTATTTAATGCCAGGCTACATTTACGATCCCGACCTTAACGAACACCACGTCCCCGATGAGGACCAATGCGAATTATGCACCTCGGAGGCGGTTCGGGACGGGCTGTGCTTGGGTCATTGGGAAGACGGGGAAGAAAGGGAAAATAAGCCAGAAAGGAGTGATTATTGACATGAAAGGTTTTAAAAATAGATTAAAAATAAACGATAAGATTTATCACTATTTCACTTTTGGTAAAATAGGGGAGTATAAAGTCGTAGCAGAAATAAAAAGACAAAGTTCTGTTTTATATGAAATTCAATGTCTTTGCTGTGACCACGGAAGTGAACCATGTGAAATAATAATAAAATCTTCTGATCATGAATCAGACAGTTTTGAATATGTAGATATGAAAAATCATGATGATGAATCTTATGACTGTTTTCACAAAGGGGAAAAATATTATTTAACCCCCTCAAAAGCATTAATTGAAAAATACAAAGAGCATATATCTGATTACAAAAGAGAAATAGAAAAACTTTCTAAGCAAATTGATTCAAAGAAAAAGCACATGAATGATCTGATCGACCACATGAATAACGTAAAGGAAAAACAATGAGCACCCGCCAGGAATCAAAATAAAGGAGATGTTATGGCATTATTAAAAAAAGCAACGCTTGAACAGGCATATGGAAAAGTGGGAATTCTTGGTTTTTCTGGTGCCGGAAAATCTTTTACAGCGGCAGAAATAGCCATCGGGATATGTGAACTTGAGAAAACGAAACAAGTAGCTTTTTTCGACACAGAAACAGGCTCAGACTTTCTTATCGCCAAATTTAAAAAAGCGGGGATAGAATTATTAAACATCAAAAGCAGGTCTTTTACGGATTTATTGACTACAATTGAAGAATGCCAAACAAACAAGATAAAAGTATTGATAATAGATTCCATAACTCATGTCTGGAGAGATTTATGTGAATCTTATGACGAGAAATTAAAAAGAAACGGACGGCTTCAATTTCAAGATTGGGCGATCATCAAAAAAGAATGGCATAAATATACAGATTTGTTTGTCAATTCCAGGCTACATATAATTGTCTGCGGGCGTGCCGGGTTTGAATATGATTACACTTTCGATGAACGAGGGAACAAAGACCTCATCAAGACCGGTGTAAAAATGAAGGTTGAAAACGAATTCGGGTTTGAGCCTTCGCTTGTATTAGATATGGAGCGCGTTTCGGCCAATGAAGAAGAAATCAGCAAATTAAAAACCAGGGCAGCACGGCAAACATTTAAACCGAAAGAAGGTAGTCAATGGATTCATCGATGCCATGTCATGAAAGATCGTTTTGATCTTATTAATGGACAGTCTTTTGATTATCCCACTTTTAAATCTTTTGAACCGCATTTCGTGGCCCTTAATATCGGCGGGAAACATTTGGGAATAAATACTGATCGCAACTCTGAAGGTAGATTTGACCACCAAGGCCGTCCCGATTGGCAGATTGAACAAAAGGATAAAAAAATTGCTCTTGAAGAGATAATGGCATGTTTGGTTGAGAAGTATCCTTCCACAACCGCAAAGGACAAAACAGAAAAAGCAAGAATAATAAAACATGTTTTCAAAACCGGTTCATGGACTGCTGTTGAGAACATGAATCTTATTGACCTCCAGAATGGCCTAGAAACCATTAAAAGGATCATAGACCCCCTCATAAGTGCTGACCAGATTAAAGCCATCCATGCCCTTTACAAGATCACTGAGGGGATAACTGATCATGACGTTGTCAGGGCAAAGTCGGCGGGTATTGTTAAACTATTGAGCCTTAAAAGCATGAAAGACCTGACAAAAAAGCAGGGTAATGAAATTATCGACCATTTAAAGAGCATTGAAAAGAATAAGGAGCCACAAAAAATAGATATCGAAGTGATCAGAAACAAAATAAAGAAGACTTGGCTATTTGAAGTAGATGCATTACAAAAGCCCAAGCTCCTGGAATTGCTTAATGATCGCATGGAAAAACCCATTGAAAGGATTCTTGCTGCGGAGATGGAAGAAGAAAGTCTTTCGGTATTGGATGAGATATTCAAAGAACAGGGGGTTTACGGGGAGGGGGGGAAGTCATGAAAAAAAGTGATTTAAGAAAAGTTAGATACTGTACTGTATTAAATCGATCCTATGCTGATGGATTGTTTCACGAATGGGCTCAATGCGGTGACCAAGAACATGGACTAGAAAAATTTGCTCTTGTAGAAAGTAAAGATGGGCAAATATACGAAGTTTCAACAAATGATATTGTGTTTATTTCTTGAGGGATAATAGAATTCCGTAAGCAAAAAGTAAATCTTACACAATTTCCGCAAGAATCCCCCCGGTCCCGGTTGGCCGAATCCTACAAAATGTCCCCGCCGATCGGGGCCGGGAAACTTAAATTAGGAGGAATTAAAGTGAATGCCGATGGAGAGAACTCAGATAAATTTGATAAGTTTCTTGATTCTTTAAATGATGACTTGTTTAAAGGACTTAGTGCTTTTTTGGATGGAGTTAAAGAAACACTAACAGCTTTTCCACCAGAATTGAAAGTTAACATTCTCACTAACATCATGGTATTAAAATTTTCTGAGTATGTGGTAACTATCAGAGATAATAATATGGCAATAGAGGCCGCAGGCATTAAAAAGCAGTTTCTTGGATTTATAGAAGAACTTGATAAAACAATGGTATCGGAAAAAGATAAACCTTTTGTGGGAAAAATTAAGAACTCCCCTGCCAGTTAATGTTGCATGCGGTTGGCTTAAATTACAGAAAAAGAGAATAATAAATCATGAAGAATTCAGTATATTTGCAACTGAAAGAAGAACTTTTTAAGGGGCTAAAATGAAGCATGGCAAAATAAAGATGACAAACGCACACCCTAGTGCTCTGCGCATAATGGAGAAGTGCTCTCCCAATAAGGGTAGATTTAAGGATCTGACGGTTGGCAGGACGAAAAAGGGTTTCTATGCCGAACTACCAGACGGCAGCGCTCGCTCAGTTTCCATGATGGCACTGGAAAAGATAACTGACCTAGAGCTTGAGACGTTGAGGGATCGGGGGAAATAAGAATTCCCGGCCATGGTGGGCGCGGGAAACGAGGCCGGCTGAAGAGCTTAGGCACCTAAAGCCGGGGATCCCCACCCGATAGCAAGGGCGCGGGAATGAAGGAAAGTTAAAATTCCACCAGATGGAATTCGCAAAAAACTTGTATCCCATGACCGATCCAGGGAAATGCGGAAAAGAAGATGTGTACTTGTAATGGAAAATAAGGTTTGCACAAAATATAAAACAACTCTCCTTGGATTAATATGCGATATGGTGATTTCGTTGATAATTAATTTTAGGGGATATTTTCTAGTAAGGACTACTGCAAGAGGGTGGCGACCTGGTATCTACATTTATAAACCTGAATACAAATTTTGTACTAAATGCAAAAAGGAGCAATCACTAAAAGAGTTCCATCTTAATAAAAGTTCTGGAGATGGCAAAAATAGCCACTGCAAAAAATGTAGAAATAAACACAATGCCGAATACCGAAATACCCCAGAACGACAAACAGCTGGAAAAGAATATAACAAAAGATATGATAGCGAATATTATCATCAACATAAAGCAGCCATTGTTGAAAGTGGAAAGCGCTCATACAAAAAACGTTGGGCTAGAAGAAAGAAATACAATGATGAATATTGTGAAAAAAATATAGAAAATTACATAATAAAACAATTAACAAAAGATTCTGATTTGGAACGTGGTGATATCCCAAAAGAACTAATATCATTGCACAAAATAGTACTACTAGCTAAAAAAGAAAGGAGGTGATAAGGGTGGAAGAAAGACAAAAAACAATGCCCGTTGATCTTACAAACGTGGTGGAGTTGAGAAATGTGCTCTGCGAGGAAATTTCAAAAATACGGAAAGGAGAAACAACACCGGCCAATCTAAATGCAATTGTCAATGCTTCTGGCAAGATAATTTCTTCTGTTAAACTGGAACTCGAATATAACAAAGCGGTGGGTATAAAAACACCAAACATTGATTTTGTTCGAAACGCAAACAATGAACAAAAGAAGATAAAAGAATAATTAAGATAAGTCCATCGGGGAAGTGGAGTTCTCTGGTGGGCTTTTCTTGTTCAACATTTTCAGGAATTGTACCTCGATGAGAATTTATAGTATACCCAGAACTCTTTTATTCACGTAATAGATGAACAAAGTCACTCGAAGTATATTTGTAATAATTAAATCTCCGCTTTAATTATCAGTAATTTTGCGAATTTAAGAGCATCTTCATCGGGGATTTAATTCTCAAAATACGCGGCTATCCCACAACCAGGGGTGGAATTCACTAACTTGCAGGGATTAGACAGGTAATCCTATATTCAGGATTAATACCTGGTAAAAATTAAAATTGAGATGATTGTGAAATTTTACAATTAAATGTGATAATTTGATATAATTAAATTTCTAATGCAGTAATTATAGGAATTAATGATTGGCCACGTCTAGGTAAATCAATTTCAATATTCACAATTTCAGCATCAAAGGACGCTAATCCCAATTGTGGTGTTGTTATATCAACTTCATCACCACGCTCCAGGTCAATCAATTTTGTCCAAGATTTAAAAGAATTCCATTTCCTGTTCAATTTATAAAATATTAATAATTTATCTCTTAAATCATCGGCATAACTGGAATTGTCGCCAATTGCAAAGGCATTAAAAACGCGCGTTTGGCGGCCATTTGCTGTTATTGAAGTTGCATCTTCATCTTGTGTATTCTGATTATAATTATCATTGGCAAACCAGTTACCTTCGGATAAGACTAAGTCTAAATCAAAGTTAATTGTGATATCATTCCATACGCGGTCTTTGCCCCATCTATCTTCCTTGACTGTTAATTTGCTATTCCTTTTTATGGAATCCCACTCAGTGTCAATTGATTTGTCGTTTACACTTGATGAGTTTATTCTTATATGATTTAATTTTGCAATACCTGCCTCCCAAATAAACCGGGAAAAGAATTGTTGAGCAAGATATGTTAATAATTCATTCACCCAAATCTGTTGCGTAATAACAAAACCCCATTTATCCATGTTTGGATGTTCTGCTTCGGCATCTGCGAATGATCCGGATATATCGATATTGGCATGGGCAACAGGACCATTAGTAAAAGTCTCCAGAATGTGATGGATTACATCAACTGGTTTTTCTATTAAATCCGTACCTGAGCCCGTCCAATGCCCTGCGATATCTGGTTCACCTTCAATATCGCATACACAATATCCGCCAAGGGATGCAGCTACGGAATCTCCACCTAATGCTGCATTTGTTGTTCGAGGGCTGGTTGATATGTCGTCAGCAGCATGTGTATTGATGGTAACGGCAGGTACATATTCAATCTCCCAGTGCAAATCATATAAACGAACAGATACACCACCTGCATCGCTGGCAAAAACACGCAATCCATCAAGTTCAGACCAGTCGGTTTCATTTACCAATGCAGAAACTTCAAATTTTTGAATTATTCCCGGAACTGCACTGGAGGCCAACGTTTGAGTATATGATTTCCCAACGAGATCAACCCTATAATTCGTCCATCCCCCAGATGCTGCCTGATGGTGAATAACAGCGGTTGCTTTTTTTATTGTTAATCCATCAAACGCGGCAAAGCTAAACTGCAATCCCAAAAGGGCAGTTGATCCAGCCACCAATGATGCAAAAGTATCCGAATTTTGATCAAAAGCATTACCTGGATTAGTGACGCCTGATTGAGAATCAATAGCATCAGCATTTATCGTTACCTGAGAATTGCCAGCGATTGAACCAGTATGAATATGAGTGCCCTCGGAAGTTACCGGCTGATCTGGCTGCTGGGTGACGGCAATATCGACTTTTTTTCTTATTTGAGGTAATTGTGATAGTTCTATGGTGGCGATGCCAAAATCATCAACTCTATAAGTGGCAAAGTCATCAACCGAGACCTTTTCTTCTTTTGGTGATCCCCAAGGAACTATGGCCGCATTTAAAAGAGATTTGGCAATGCGTTCGGATGCCTGATAAGTTACTGTTTCTACTGCTTGTAAAATGGCATCCCCATATGAATGTGATGTTGCCGTTGTTCCGTCAATGCCCCGAGTAACGCCGGTTAATGTTGTTGCTGTCTTGCCCGTCCATGAAATCTTTTCATCACCAATAAATGCCTCGGCAGGATCGGCGCTTGAATCAGAACTGGGAAACCTTGTCGTATCTGTTATATTGAATGTTGTTTGGGAATCATCATGGTCTGCACTTATAGTGCTTGCCGCCCCAGCCTCGATTGCCAGGCAGCGAACATTTTTATTTAAACCATAGGGTATATTTTGAATCTTGCCAATATCGTTGGGATCGGCAGCGGGATAGGTTGCTATATCTAGCCTATCCCCAATAAGTTTATTGTATTTTGCGCTTACATCTGTGCAAGTGAAGGAAAATTCCTCATATCCTGCAATAATATCATCATTAACAGTCCCCTCGAATATTTTGAATTTTGATCCTACAGCGGCTCCCAAATCCCAGATATATATGGATACTGCATCCCCGGCATCAATGTCATCGGAAATTCTGGGTACATAATTTGATAATTTTATGGGAACTCTACCTTCCTTTATAAAATCTTCTCCCAGCCCAAGTTCCATACTCATGCGGCCCCAAGATAAAATACGTGCTTCATAACCTTGCCCATCTACAAATATATGTTGATCGGAATAGAATTTTGTGCCTCCGGTGGTAACTATTTCAACCAATATTCGGGGACGAGCGCCACCGAAGACTGAAAATAAACCGGCTATGTCGGGTGCTAATGATTTCATAATTAAAAAGTGAAAATAGCCAATGATTCAACATTTAATGGCTCAGTCTCTTCGACCTCTTCCCAATCGATGCCATTGCTTGAACGGAAGATCTTGCCACCACTGCTCGTTCCAGCATAAAGAAAATCATTGAAAACTATTAATGCTAGAATGTTGTTCTCTGTGGTCTCTTCGACCTCTTCCCAATCAATGCCATTGCTTGAACGGAAGATCTTGCCATTTGGGGTTGTACCAGCATAAAGGAAATCATTGAAAACGGCTAAAGTTCTAATGCTTGTCTCTGTAGCAAGATCCTCGACTTCATCCCAATCAATGCCATTGCTTGAACGGAAGATCTTGCCTTGTGAATGTGTACCAGCATAAAGGAAATCATTGAAAACGGCTAAAGCAAAAACATTAGACGTGCCTAAATCTATAATCTCGGTCCACGTCGTACCATTACCAGAACGGAATATCTTGCCACTGCCTCCACCAGCATAAAGAAAACCTCCGAAAATTGTCATAGAATAAAGAAATGACTCGCTAGTCTCTTCGACCTCTTCCCAATCGATGCCATTGCTTGAACGGAAGATCTTGCCATTAGTACCCGTTCCTACATAAAGAAAACCATTGAAAATGGCCGAACATCTAATGCTTGATTCTGTCAAATCAACAACTTCATCCCACGTCGTACCATTACCAGAACGGAATATCTTGCCGTTACTTCCTGTAGCAGCATAAAGAAAACCCTTGAAAATGATTAAAGAGAAAACATCTGATTCTCCTAAATCTTCAACTTCTTCCCAATCAGTCCCATTGTCAGAACGAAAAATCTCTGAGCCTGTTGTTCCCGCATAAAGAAATTGAATAGCATTAACTCTGATGGTTATATTTTCCCCAAATAGATCATTAAAACCTTCTTGCCGGAAGTCATCATCTCCCTGCCAGAACCGGCAACCATTAAATACATTACCGTCTATATCAATATAGTCAAATGTATATAATGACCAATTGACAGTATCATTCAAGAAATTAAAAAGAATTACTTTGTCATCGGACTCTAAATTTTTTATATTCCAATTAAGAAACTGAATGCGGGGGCCGAGTTCTTGAACAATAGCCGCCCCGCCCGGTGTTTCCATGCGCGTCTGATTATTACGACCAGGCTGGGAAACGGGCAGATTTTCCAATCCACGGTTAAATTCAAGAATCAACTCTGGTTTATTAATATCAGGATAATATATAGTACTAGGCATTATATTGATACTCTATCTCTGTTTTTATCTATTAAACTCGATAAACTTTGTCGCTGGGAGAATTCATCTTCTTGTTGTCCCATATTGAACGTGTTATTGAAAGTCCGATTGTCATTAAAGGGATTTTGTGCGGCGGGAACAATCAGTTCCCCTTTTTCTATCAAGGATAGTTCTGTTTTTGGAGCTGACAAAACACCCTGATGACGAACAGGAACGTCAAAGGATGTTATTTGTCCGGGGAAGGAAGATGCTGCTTCGATTGTCTGGCGAAGTTGTGATGCCTTTGCTTTTATTGATCGGGCAAATGCGTCAAATCCGTCTTTCCGTTTATCTAATTCCCCTAAGAAAGAATCTGTGTATGAAATATCCAAATTCTTCATTCCTTCCGTAGAAGATCTCCATGCAGCAACATGGGCACTCGCTGTTCTGGAAAATTCAGTTGCCAACGTTGATGACACATTTAATCCAGTATCCTTGAATGAATTTATGGCTTCTGTGGCGGTTTTCTTTATAAATCTATTGGTATCCAGAACACCTTTTTCGATTGTGACCGTAGTGGCATCTGCTAATTTCTCTGTATCGCTTATAACTTTCTGGGCAGTCCTGACAGAAGAACCACCCAAGTCTTCAAGCAATCCTTCAATTCTCTCAACTTGCTCATCATCAATAATAAATCCACTTTTAGCAGCTTCGGCACTAACTTCCTTTAGCCGGTCAATTAATTTTTGCCTGATTTTTGTCGCGGCCTCAACATTGAGTTCACCACGTTTATCCAGTTCCCTGGTCACTGTTTCAAAAGATTTCAGAGTGTCTTGTATGACTTGATCGAATTGGGCTTCCGGAACTATTCCAAGGTCTTCAAAAGCGGCTTTGATATCGTCAGATGTTCTTTCCCATGTTCTTGAAATCTCAGCGGCTGCTTTTTGGGTTTCCTTAACCAAGCTCTCAATTCCAAGTTTTAATTCCCTGGGTATTAATTCAGAAGGTAAACCCAAAGCTTGAATGAGACGTTGCTGCTCTTTTACCGTCTTAGAAAAAAATTGAATTAAATCAATATCAGCGGTCTTTAGTGCCTGGATAAATGTATTGACTTTTATTGTTGTCAGATCAATCCCAGTTCCGGCAATACGCGCCCCCTCCAGTAATCTTTTATTAACGCTTTCAATGATTCTTATATTTTCGGTTAATAGAGCTTTACTTAATCCCTTGTCAAGTTCCTCAAAAAATGTAGTTAATCCAATTGTTGTTACTTTCTTTATTGAAAGAAACAATCTCCCAAATTTCTCTGACAACCGATCGGTAACTAGGCTTAATTTTAAAGATTGAGCTTCAACGGTATCGGCTTGTTTCTTGAAGGCATCGGCAGAAGAATCCGCAATATCTGGGAATTCGCCCATAATCCTATTTAGGCTTGCATTTTGTTTTCCGACAACAGCCATAACGATACTTAATGCGCGAGCATTTGGCACTAATTCTGCCATTGCCTCTTCACTTCCTTTTGTTGCTATGCGCATATCATTAATGAAACCGGTTAAATCTTTTGCTCTTAACGCCGCAGCACTCCATTCTAACCCCAGTTCTTTTGCTTTTTTTATTGCCCCTTCAGATGGTTTTATAATGGATAATATGAATGATCGTAATCCAGTAGTAACCCTACGAGTTTCCATTGTCCTTGTTAATGTAGCGATAACACCGAATAAATCTTCTAATCCAATACCGGCAGTGGCGGCAATCGATGTTACCGTACCCATTGCTCCCGCTAATTCCTCAAATGTAGTTTTTCCCAATCTAACAGTTTGGAACAACAGATCACTTACACGGGTTGCTTTTCTTGCCTCTAACCCATATGCATTTAAGATAGTTGTAATTACATCAACCGAAGTACGGGTATCGGACAAACCGGCAGTGGCCGCAATAGCGGAGACGCGCAAGACACCTAGGGCCTCGGCACTATCGGTTATTCCAGCGGAGAACACTTGGTATAAACCGGAAGACAAATCATCGGAAGATTTCAAAACCTCTGTGGTCATATTCTGAACTTCAGAAGTTAATGCCGCTATTTCTTTTTTCGGCTTATCGACAAGGGTCGCTACATTCGCCATGCTCTTTTCAAGCTTGGCGGCTGCGTCCGTGGCTTTGGAGATTCCTTTTGCAAGCAAAATAGTTCCACCAATTACAAGCGCAGGAACGGCAAGCTTTGATAAGTTATTGCTTAGGGTCAGTAATGATGATTGAGACGCAGCTATTCCTGTTAGAAAAGCGGTATTATTAAGTCCCAAAGATGCTGTTAATTCGCCTATGTTTGCCATTTTATTTCTTCTTTTTTAATCCGGTGAGGGCGAAAAAAGCATCCCTCATTTGTTCAGGTGTCTGTTTTTTTTCCACCTTTTTTTCATTTCCCCATTGAAGTATAAAATCAGATAAGGACGACATTTTTGACCCCTTCTTGCCCCATATTGACCGCATTAGATTTGTTATGGTAGAACATACCAAAGCAGTCCTGGTATCATTCCTGTATTCGCCTATTGGGTCAATTCTGTCATAGGCTTCCCACTCTGAAACTTGTTTAGATGTTAAAATATCAAGCAATATGTCGGGATGGGGATAACCTAATTCCCGGCAGAGTCGGAAGTAGAATTGCCGTCTTGAACGGCTTCGGAGTTTTTTTCTATTTCTTTTTTTTCCTCCTCTGATATTTTATTGAGCTTTGATGCTGCATTTGCAATTATCCTCAAACGCCGCCCGCTAATATTCTGACTCAATTTTGTGTAATCCTTGAGTTTGAAAATATTTTTTCCATCTTTATCGCAAGCCACACGGACAACCAATTTGGCGCGAAAATCGGTCATCTCCCGTTCTTCTTCTCCCTTTTCAGGAAGAAGGGAAACTTCGTAGGCATCTCTTTCTCTGCCAGTCATCTCCCGTACATAAACATAATCATCGTTGCCAAGATCAATCTTAATGATCTCAAGTTTTTGTTTTAGCAAAAGTTTATCACATGTTAAAAAGCTCATTGCATCACCTTAAATTATCCATGATTAGGATTTTTGTTTTAACCGGAACCAGAGCCTGAGTTAATGGATGGAGCCCCGGAAATTTTGATTGTTACGTCCTGTGTGACCTTGTCGTCAGTGGTAACAGCCAATCCCAAAGCAGTTACAAAAGCAGTGAAATTTATCGTCGTGTTATCATCATCTGGAAAGATAATTTCATACTGCTTCAACGAATCACTTTCAAAATCAGCAAGCATGATCTCTAATACGTCCCGTGTAAAATTCATCGCCAGCACCAGCTCGCCAGCATCCTTAAAGCTCGGGATAAATGTTCGGTAACCGCCTTCGGTATCAAGTGCAGTTGTGTCAATAGTCTCCCTGGTCATTCCTGGGCCTGTAATGCTATTAACTTCTGCGATGACCTCCCATTGGGTTAATTGAGGGTTATACCGTTTTAACTGAGTTCCTGCGCCTGCAATAGCCATATCATTTTCACCTCCTTACTTGTAAATTAATGCTAAGGGCAAAAAAAAGAGACAACACTGGTGATATTGGCACCAATATTGCCTCTTTTGATTCTTGCGATAGTCTTAAAACTGGCCGGTTCTCAGACTATACCCTTAGTTGTTATTATTTTTAATACTTAATCTTATATAGGTTTCCTTTGAATATCAAAAGTTATCACCAATCTAACTCTGTTGCTCTCATCATAATCAAGTAATGATATATCACTTGCAGCTTTTATCGATTCATAAGAAGTGGAATTCCTTATCTCGTGAGCTTTACCATGGAGTATTTCTTTGATGCTGTCAGCAAGGCTATATCCATCTGTAAAATCATTATTTCTAATCCTTATTTGAATAGACGGACGGTCATAGCGTTCATTCTTGTTCATGGTCAAGTCAGGGGAAAATCCCGGAGTGTCAAAAATAGTGACTACTGCATCCGGTTCAGCGGGTTCCCTGCTAACAAATAAATTAGTTCCAAATGTCAACGATAGACTGGCCTCGTCTTCCAGAATGTCTTTGATATCTTCACTGGGAGAATTCATTATATTATTTTAGATTCATCCGCGATAACCTTTAATATCTTCCCCGCATTTCGCTTGATTGCAGCTTCAAAAAATTTTGCACCAGCTCCACCAGATCTACCACGCAAACCTTTTGTCGGTTGACTGAAGTTAGCTCCAACATTTTCATGAACAAATAATGCATAGTTAGCGCTAAATCCCATTATTACGCCGGGCATCCCGGAAGCCTCCGCAATGAATTTATTTTTACCTTTGGATTCGTTGTGATCAGTGGCGGCTTGTCCTGCATTTTTACCCTTAAACTTTGGTGACTTTCCAGAAGCAACTCCTCCTGATGAAGTTACGACAAACCAACTGGCATGTAAATTACCAGTATCCCATGGTATTACTGGTGCCGTTTCATCCATTGATCTTCGCACTATAATTGTAGCCTTGACCATGCCTTTAATATTTCTTTCTTCCATGGTATCTATCAAGACATTCATGTTTCTCAAGACATTTCCAAGACCTTTTAAATCTGCCATTACAGAAATGCCTTTCTAAAAAAACGTGTCGGCTTGTTTATAGTCGGCGTCTTCTTGAATTTTTTAATTGGAAATGTACTTGACAATGTTTTCGGGTCTGCTTTTTGGGCTACTGTCAAATCGGCAATTTCTCCCAGAAATAATATTCCTTGTTCATCAAGATCCTGATTAACCGTTACTTTGGCTTTGCTAATAATTTGGTCACCGTTGCCAGTAAATATTTGCTCATTAGAATCAACCCAACGACAATCAATCTCCACTGGATCATCCCAAGTAAAACCACCAAAGCCGTCTTTTGTTGGTGAACCCCAGTAAACAGCTTTTCGGTTAAGATTTCTTGAAGGAAAAGAAGCCATATCAATCAAAACTCGGTACTGCGGTTATAGAAGCCCTCTTTTTCCCAACGCTTGCGGCCATTTTTCCGGTTGTGTCGAGAAGCATTACCTGCTGGCCATAGGTGGTTGAATTAAGACCTTTCCCGGTCTTTCCGCCGTATGTGATACTTGCATCATCTGCTTTCTCAGTATGGGCTTGACGCTCTTTTGAACTTGCAATCAGATGTGCAGTCAACCATCTTTCAATCTCTTTTAATTGGGCGGCAGTGATGACAGTGTCGGTGCCCAATATTGCAGTGACGGTAATATTTGCTGATAAAATAAAAGCATCTATATTTGGATTGCTCAAATCGGTGTCTATTATCTGTTTTACTTCACTTGGTTTTACACGAGCCATTTTTATACCTTATTCCTTGCATGCCATAATTTAGGATCTATAAAGGATGCAACGACTTGACTATTCCACTTCAACCCGAGCCATTCAATTGTATCCATTATTTGAGTGTAATCACCTGATACCATTCGCTCTGGCCAAATAACCTTGACGTTTAATCCAGCATCTTGCATTTCTCTAAATCGTTCAAGGTGTTTTTGTGCCCACCACAACCAACCATCATGGGCAGATTTAACCCCAACAGCTGTCTGGTTAGCGGGATTGCCGAAGGCTCGCATAAAATGGGTACGCATACACGAATCTGCAATATCCTCCGACTTTCTCCTAACTATAACCCATTTTGCATCCGGGAACGCATGGCTCCATATCGGCCACGTAAGACACATTTTTGCGCCTTTATACATCCATGACCCTTTAATATATCCATCTTGCTTGATAATCGATTCAACTCTGTCCTTCCAGTTCACAGGAATTGATAGTTTGTTGATTATGGGTAAAGGGTACTGCCCCATAGGGTCAAATCCCATTTCTCGTAAATATGGTTTGAGAACATCATTCCTTATTTTCACATTCTCAAACATACCCTTGGCATTGTTTTTGTTTGGCCCGGACATTTTGCCCCCATAAGCACCACAACTATTAATCGCTCCCGCAATTAGGGATGTGCCTGATCTTGCAGCACCTGTGATCAAAATTGGGGATGGCATGTTGCTAGTAATTAAATTTTTCATTTTATTCACTACAATCAATTTCAGATATTTCTCTTTGTTTTTTGACTAAAGCAAGGCCATAACATACAGAACCAGTTGTAAAATTAATTTCTAGCTTGTGGCAAGTTTTACAATCAATTGTTGGGAAATAGATAGCTTTTTCACAATACATTTTTTTAATTTCTTTATTGTATCGTTCGGGATTACATTGATGAGTAAATAATAGTACGCAATTATCACATATTGATTTCATATCCAATGTTCCTCTAACCAAGATGCCTCAATATCATGTGGCTTTGGCCTGTTTAAAAAGCATATCACTCTTGCATCTTTGGGCAAACCAGATCGACAGTGTCTTTTATAACTATAAATTCCATTATGACTATCTTGAAAATATGGGATTGCATTATTTATTGATCTAACACTATTAGTAATATATTCTATTTCATTTCCAGATTCTTCTTTTTTGAATTGGTCATAAATAAAAGAATATGTGCCGCCATTTTTCCAAAGCATCATACCCGGAGCGAATAAACCCAACAGTTTGTTTTGTAGGTGCCATGGTTTTAGAGCTATAAAATCATCACGTTGAATCAATAACCTGTCTATGTTCCCGGTGATAATAGTATCGAGAGAAAAATAAATAATGTGTTTTGACGTAACCAGTCCGGACCTGAACATCTCAACCATTGACCCTTTTATTAAATTATCCTTTAGTATAATGCTTTCACATATCCCCAAAGGAATGTTTTTATCCGTTAAGCAGACAAATTTATATGGTACTGTTGTATTTCTCTCAATTCCCCGTTTTAATTTTTCAACATATTGCAAATTAAAGCCGTCCCCGGTTTTATGAATGCATAATATAGTGATCGGCTCGGCTTCATATTTACGCTTAACTTGATTTTTTCTCTGGCCGTAGATAATTTTGCCATTCCCTCGCTCAGGCCAAAATAAAGTTGGCTTTCTGTCAGAAATTATATCATTTGCCGCTTTGGCCACATTGTTAACCGTCATTGTTGCCGTGTTCATGGCAAAATAGTTTTTATTCCATGTGTCCGGGGGGCATACATAACGATAAAATTTATTTCCATGGACTCCAATCTCGTAGAAATCATTCCAAACCATAAGGGTTTTGCATCTAATTGCAGCCGACATAATAGTTAATCCAGAGGGGAACCCAAAAACCAATTCGCTGCCCCTTAAACATCCAAATAACTGCTGCATATCTGTCTTACCGGTCAGATCCACAAGCTTTTTAATTTTACCTTTTGCCGCACTCAACTTTTTATCTTCTGCATCCCATTGTGCGCCAACGAGAACAGGGATAGCGTCATTCTCTTTGGAGATTTTATTTATTGCCTTGATTAGATTGTCAAGGCTAAATTCTTCTAACCATTTAACATAATGTCCATAAAGCGGTAAATAGATGCAGAAATATTTCCCATATTGTTTAATGCAATTATTTTTAAAGTTTTCTTGATCCAAGGATACAAACATCGGAGGGTGCCAATCACATTCATACTGAGGATCTACGTCTTCTAATTGAACGCCCCACCTGATATGACCATTATATGAAAGCATATAATCATGATCATAAATATCACGGAAAACTGTCCGTCCCCTTTCAGAATAAGCCTCATTCCAAATCTTTTTTCCGTTTTCCATCTGTTTCATTGCAATGTGACCGCCAGCAGCATTAACAAAGGGGAACATTTGCAAAAACGGAACAGCCCGAACATGGCCATTGTATTTTTTGTCTTTGCCGGCAGCAATGCATATATCGGGCATATCTATTCCTTCCGATTTGAGGAATGACTGCATTTTCACGATGGACCAATAAGAATCTCCCATCCCAGGTGGTACCAGTATTTTTACCCTTTTTTGAGTTGGCCTTGTTGCGTAAAATACAGACCTTGTTTTCAAAGGATTTTTTATTGAATCAACTATAAATCCAATATTTTTCAACAAATTCGCCAGTTGTCCTTCGGTAAAAAACCAAACATGTTCAGAATCTTTCCAATGATGGTTTCCTTTTTCGTTGAAGAAATTAGGAAAGTCAATAATGCATCTTCCGTTTTGCTTTGTTATCCTAAACATCTCTTTTATGAATTTCACGGGGTCCAACACGTGCTCCACTACATCATGGCAAGTCACGATATCAAAATGATCTGTGGGGAAATGGATATCCAATAAGCCTTTTCTGTAGATATAAGATCCATCTTCCTCGTAGTGATATTTTCCTAACTCACAACCAAATGATTTAAGCCCCCGAGACCTACATTCATCCACAAATGCCCCGCTGCCGGAACCAACGTCAAGTATTTCAATGCCTTCAGTCTTGGCGGTTGGTATCTTGTATGATTCGCACCTTATGCCAGCCACTCTCCGGTCATGCTTATATGTTTTTTTAGTATATATTTTTTTAGTGGGTGGGTATCCCTCGTAATATTTATTATACTGTTTTTGCGTTTTAATGGCTGTTCCTGTCTGTCTTATGATTCCGCAACCATTACAAGAGACCAGTTTTATGTCTTTCTTCTTTAATATCCCCTCATTGCTTACGGACACAGTGCTGTCTCTTTTGTATGGTTTTTTATTTTTGTTTCCGCAAATGCATCTATTCATAATATTATCCATTCTCTTGATTGCATATCAATCCAGCTATTTGATTAGGTCTCATTGATTCGCCATCAATTTGGGTCCTATGAGGGAATGAAGTCCATGAATAGCTTGATGGGTTATTATAGATAATATATTGTTTTACTTTATGATAACTGGCAAAAACGCCAAGCATGCCATCTAATCCAACAAATAACTTAGAATTGACCATCAATGCATGTAGCATTGACAGGCTTGGAGATAAATATCTTGATATTCCCTCAATCTCAAAATCTCCTTTTTGGCCAATTTGTATAAGATTAAATGAATTTCTTAATTTTATACAAATTTTTTGCATGTTAAGCGCGCCGTAGTCTTTCCATTTCCTGCTCATATTTCCTCTTTTTGAGCAAGACTGTATAAGTATATATGGTTTTGATATATCGGTTGGCAAAGTAGCAATTTCACCATTATATTTTGCACTTATACCTTTTTTATAAACTAATTCCAAACCGGTATTTATGTTAAAATTATCAACCATGCTTTTTACAAAGAACTCTTTGTCGCTTTTAGTATATTTCATATGACCGGAAATATAATCATAGTCTGGCGAATGATCAGATGGATTATTGAAATATGTTTTACCAGCTATTTTTACGTCAAAACTATCAATAATTTGATTAATGATATCTGGCAACATAACCGGGCCAGCCCCGCGCCTTGCAACGGTCTTTCCCACCATATTTAAATATATGTCAATGTTGGGAAATTGGATATTAACCATCTTTAAAACAGACAGAGCCATCATCCAATCGCCAATTCCAGAATACATTCTGTAGGCTAATAAACTTTTCCTTTGTTTTATTTGTGGGGATATATTCTCGCTGATGCCAGTCATTACATTCTGCCCGTTTACATTAGATGTATAAAGAATTTTACTGACTTTGCCACAAGCAAGACATTCTTCGCTATAATTGTTTATTTCACGGAAATCTCTGCTCCCGCAAGTGCAAGTATGGTTCGTGTAACTAACTCTTCTTGGCATTAATAATTTGTCCGCCTTATTTCAATCTCTGAAATATCTAAAGTTTTATAGGTCGCGGATACAGTATAAATTACCTTTGCCGCCTCATCGGGATCGATCAATTTATCATGATCTTGTCGGTGCGCCGTCATGCCAGTTTTCATTGCACCAAGAAAGACATCAGTTATCATAATATTGAACTTTGCGGCCTCCACCCGTAGCGATTGAGAAAAACCACGTAATCCAAATTTGCTTGAAGAATATGCCGACTCTCCACTGCTACCATGTTTTCCCGCAACTGAGTTTATATTAATAACATGGCCCCTGACATTTTTCCTGAAGATTGGCCATATCGCCTTTGTCAACTTAATTGGCACAGCAAGATTTATTTCCATAATATGCCGATAATCACGTTCAGACATGTCGTTAAATTGTTTATTCTGATAGATCGCCGCATTATTGATCAGAACATCTACATTTCTTTCCCTGGCTATTTTTGCCAATGCGGGGATTGTTTTATTGTCTGCAAGATCACCTTTTACGACATCTATATTTTCATTCATAGATGCCCCGATATTTTTTGAATTCAAGATTAAATGATAGCCCCCAACAAGGAATGCTTTAGTCAATGATAACCCTAGCCCCCTTGTTGCCCCTGTTATTAATACTGTTTTCATAATAATTTTTTTCTTCTAAAATATTCTATCCCAAATCCAATAAATAGAGGGAAGATTAACTGCCAATTGTTTAAAAATAATTGTGATTCAGTAAGTTGAGGATTTGTAAATCTTAAATAAATTCCCCAATATAAAGAAACGATCAATATGATTAGTTGCCCTGTTCTCATTCTTTATAACTCTTCATCGGTCATTATTCGTAAATTATATTGACCATTGAAAAATATAGCCAAAAATAGTGAGAAAAGACCTATCCCTATATACCTGATAATCTTTTTCATAATATCGGCAATCCGTCTTTCTTCAAGCAAATAATAGCCGGTTCTGCCATTAAATATGAGTCAAACATGGCTTTCTCTGTTTCCGCCATATTTCGGGGGAAATAACCATGGGTGTTTTTCAACAAACCGACAAGCCCTTCTGCATTTAATGGCCTGTGGGAAACTCCATGAGTGGGATAATCGGCATTCCCCACCAGCATGACCGGTAGTTTTTGCCCGTCTATATCAAGCTTTATCTGCTCAAATGGCCGCTCAATTAAAAAAGGTGTCAATGTATAGACTACCGGCCTCAATCCCTCTATCGCCATCCCTGCGGCTATGCTTATCGTGCTCTGTTCTGTAAGCCCTGTGTTAAAGAATCTATCCGGGAATTTTTCCACGAACTCTTCCATCTCCTGGAAAACATCGCAGATCAGAAGGATGATCCGGGGATCTTTTGTTGCAAGTTTTACGATTGTTTTTCCGAACTGTCTACGCATGGTACAAATCCACCATCTTACGCACAAACTGCACGCATTCTATGGGATATTTCCCGATTGCCGTCTCAGCGGCTAGCACCAACCCGTCAACCCCCAGCATAAGTAATGTTGCGATATCATTCACCTCGGCCTGTGTTGGCTGTGGACTTCCAACCATTGATTCCAGGAGATTTGTTGCTACCCATACAGGGGTTTTCATTCCCTTGCACGTCAGTATAATTTCCCGGCATATTCGGGGTATCTCCTCAGGTGGAAATGATTTTGACAGGTCGCCACGGTCAATTAAGATAATATCAGCGGCATCTATTATTTCTGTTTTATTATTTACTCCACGCTTATCTTCTATCTTGGCGATAATCATATTTTTATCTTTAAGTCTCATCTGTTCTATGGGTTTCGCGCTTTGTGCAAATGAGATGGCAAATTGATCAACTGATTCAACGAATTTAGTCCATGCCCTAGCATCGAAATTCGTGAAATCAATGTCACTGGAGGGGGGACAAAACTTCTTGCCATGGGTATCAAGACAAGTTTTTGCACCGGTTTCCGTTCGAACCATGCCAATAAATGCTTTAATCTCATCCATCTCATTGGTATAAGAAAGATTCAACCGAAAAATAGTAACACCGGCACACCAAAGCTTTCTAACCATTGATGGTGAATTTGTCGCCGGGCCTATTGTGCATACTATTTCCATATCAATCCCACCATAACAAGTTTGTGAAGCCATACTTTTCCAGAAATGGCCGGAGCACCGGTTGTGATTCTTTCAATCTTCGCCATGGCCCCGGTAATTTCTTTTGCAAAGCAACTGTATCAAAGTTTGCATAATCAACCCTTAAATCACATTCTCCCGGAGTATTATTTATGCGTTCTGCCGGCTTAAGGCTGTCTAACCAATCATAATGATATTGAGGATATCCAGGTGACAAGCCGACTCCAACTATCGCATTAACAAAACCTTGTTGGTCAAACGGATCCATCCGCCAGAACTTGACTCCCAATGTTTCACCCTTGTTTGCAATATTAATCCAGGCATCCAATAACCAATCATAAGGATATAGAGGCGGTTCCCGGTGCCAGGCACGAATCATGCACAATAGCGGATCTCTGAGGGGTGATAGCGTCGGGACAACCAACATCATTGACTCTTGTGCTGATTGTGGGTACCAACGGTAGAAAGGTGACTGAACCGCCCCGTAATGCTCATATAAAAAGTGAACTTGCCGA